GAATGGGGCAGGTTCTCCGGTAACGTTTACCTCCGAAGATGGCTCTAGGATTATATACACTGTAGACGCTAACGGAAATAGAACGATATCGAGCGTAACTCTGGTGTGATTATGTCGACAGGTATGACAGGTATTTTTCCAACCGGGATATTTCCAGCAGGCTGTTTTCCAACCGGGATATTTTCAAGCGTGGTAGCATCAACTTTTGATGACCTGGATTTCCCTCTCACTGTTGAAGTTTCCAGAAAAACATATACGGCGGTGATTGACCAGTGAGCGATATCGAATTTAAAACGGGTGACGCTGATAAAGTGGGCGCGATCCTGAAAATGAACGGTGTCGGGATCAATCTCACCGGGTATAGTGTAAGTTTCGTCATGAAAAGTTCAGACGGTGAAAGAGTGATAATTCCATGTACGCTGAATGGAGTTGTGAATGGGGAAAGCGTACCCGCTACATCCGGCGGCGTAACGATCCCGTTTACTGAGACACATACGGCAACAGCAGGGAATTATAGATGCGAATTCCTGATTTCAGATGGGGATACCACTGCACATATCCCTAGCGGGAATAATTATCTCGCAATGACAGTATGGGAGGCTCTGTAATGCGTACAGTCACAATATATTATATATCTCGAACTGTCACAATTGAACCGATTCGGCGCGAGGTCGTAATATATGCCGTATGATATCGAATTGATGCAGGGGGATTCTGCGAGTGTTGCAATCGTCCTTAAAGAAAACGGCATCGGGGTAGATCTCACAGGCTGCACCGTTACGCTTTCGATGATAAATGACATCTCCACCGTAGAGCATGACATAGTATGTCAGCCTGGGGCGGTTCTCAATGCAGGTACTCCATCAGAAGAGACCGTTCCATTCACGGAAGGCGGGATTACCGTTCCATTCACGGCGACACACACGGCTTCGCATGGGCTTTATTTCGCATCAATCACGAAAAATCTATTTGGGGAGCGGAGTACGTTTCCGAATACAGGTTATATTACGATAAAAATAAATAAATCCGTATAACATCGAATGAAATAATAAAATTATTATATAAGGTGCGATATCTCACATAATGGAGATATGTAATATGTGTAAATACGCCGAAACCTGTCCTTTGAAAAAAGAAGATTCATTCACATGTAAGAAAGAGATAGACTGTAGTTATTGTGGGAAATATCGAGAATTCGAGGCTCAAAATGCCTGAAACCTGCGGAACTTGTCTCTCATACTCAGAAGTTGACGGGTTCCCTGGTCATCTTTTGGGACTTTGTAAAAAAAGAAATAAATATGTGGCTTATTATGCCGTCTGCTGGTCTGAAGACTGGCGACCTAAACAGGAATAATTTATCCCAAAGTGTTTTATACTTCTCTTATAATATAAGTTCAATATGTTATGCTTCGAACATTCTGATAAATTCGGGGAGATCTGTACTAATCGGTGCAAAAAAAGACCAACATGCACTAAAAAAAGAATTCCTCTCCTTATCGAAGCACTTGATATACTGGCTTCTGATATCGAAGTCAGCGAAGGAAATAACATATTTTTTACTTCTTTTAAAAGTTATTGTATTGCACCCGAAGCCTACATCAACAAATTGGTTTTTTCTATGCAAGAACAGGAGCCACCCCGTTTGACTATGATGTCGTGTTCTTATCCAGGATGCGACGGAAGTATTTTACTCCCCCGTTCTCAAAAAAGGGAGTTATTAAGTGACAACTATCTAAAATATAATAAGAACACTTATATATACTGTTCAAAAGACTGTCAGGAACGTCATTTAAAAGAATTGGCAAAATCTAAAAGTGTAGCGTCCGGCACTCTAAAAAACCATGAATACGCTCTGAAAATCTATGGAGCAGACACCACAAAACGCCTGAAAGAAAGGGAAAAAGAGATTATCACCGGGAATGTAACCGAGCAAAGGGCAAGATGTTTACGGGATAAATTAATTTCAATGGCTCCCAGGCATAAAAAGAAGTACCTCACTCCAAAAGAAATACAATCTTTCTTACTAAATGAGCTGCCGGAAAATTTGAAAGTACAACCTGTTAGAATACATGTAACAACTTCGGAAATTGTCAATAAAACAAAACAGTTATTTCCTGATGAAATTTCAATCGAGAAAATTAACAAGAGAACGAGGATTATTGTATATATGAAATGATTATTCTAATAATGGTTTACGCTAACGCGTAAAATATTGTTTACGTGTTGGCGTAAATAGTATATAAATCACTTTATTATATTTAGTCTACTTTTATTTTATTATGGAAGACATTTTAATATTTGTATTTTAGCGCTTGATTATAAGACAGAAAACCGAAATCTCAATTTAATTTTTAGGATTCTCGAGATAAGAAGGATTGAGTTCTATTTTTGTTAATATACTTATCCTGCTTTTTTCAGTCTATGGTCTTGTGTTCTGTCGATTACGTGAAGTCAAAAATATTTTCCAGTACCCTAACAGACTTAGACATTTCTAACATCATAACTGAAACGACAGACGAAGTTTTAGCCAGATGTGAAACCACCGATGAAACCAACCCCCTTGTAATTCTGGCTGGAAAATACGCCATACTTGCAGCCGTCCTCCGAAAAATGAAAACTACTGGAGAAGCTGCAGCCAGTGTGAAAACCGGCAATAGTCAACGACAGAACACAACCGACCTCGATATAGAAACATACGAGAAAAAAGCAGACTATTATATTGAAAAATATAAAAATACGGTGTCTTATTCTTTTTCAAGTCCTTCCTATCACACAGGATTCAATTGCCACGGGGGCAGTCATGGGCTCAATTGATTTTGCCATGATTCACTCATGCCAGATCCTCCGCGATACCGGGACTACTCAGGATGCAGCAGGTTCTCCCATTCCGAACTTAGTTCCGACTGATAGCGTTTGCTTATTTTCTAATATTTCGTCGGCTGGAAACTATATTTCAGCAGGTGAAGCTGGAAAGGTAATAGAAACCTCTCTTGTGTGTTTCCTTCCTTCGACTGCAACAGTTCAGGAAGGAGATTTCATATCAACTGCGGAAACTAATTACGCAGGCACTTATGAAGTTCAGAAAGTAGACACTCCTGAAATTCCGTTTTCTGGAATAGTTGACCACAAAGAAGCTTTCCTTAAGGTGGTGAAAAAACGTGGCTGATGCTATCAGAATCGAGATTAAAGGCATTCCTCAGTTACAGGCCAAATTTAAGCAGATTGATAATGATATGCAGAAAGCACTTTTGGAAGGTCTTGTCGAGGGTGGTGCTCTCGTTGTCAATACTGCAAAAGGACGAGTGGCATACAAAACAGGTAACCTGAAAAACAATATCAAAGAACAAAAACAGTCGATGTCAGGAGGAAAAGCCCAGGTCGATGTCGGAGTTACTACGGTCCCTTATGCTGCCAGGATCGAGTTTGGATATACCGGACCTGACAAACTCGGAAGAAGATTTCACCAGGCAGCACAGCCTTACATGAGGAATTCTCTCGATGAAAACGGGAAAAAAATAGACAATATAATAGAATCAAAATTAAAAGCAGTCATTGCGAGGTACAGATGAGCCTGATAGATGAAGCAGTCCGGGCGGTACTCCTTTCAAATTCTACAGTTGTCGGCATGGTGGGTACTCGTATATATCCGCTCCAGCTTCCCCTTTCATGCACATTTCCTGCAATCTCTTACTCTTTTCCTTCAGACAATTACGCAAGAGTGGCGAGATCTGCCAGGCTTCAGGTGGACTGCTGGGCTGAAGATTTCACGCAATGCAAGAACCTGAAAAATGCAGTAGAAGCCGCTCTGGATGGATATTCGGGTACAGTTTTCGGTATCAATATCGAAGGCATTTTTCCAATTTCTCCGTATGATCTCCCTCCGGATGAAACGGGGCTTTTTCACATTCCATATGATTTCAAAGTTATCTATAGACATTGAGGACAGAACATGACGACATACCAGACAAGCGCACAACACTCTGAAACTATCCGCTTCGGTTCTGCTAAAATCGAAGTGGGAGAAACCGAGGAGAGTCTCGTAAACCTGGGGCTCGCAACCGGGGTAAAATTCACCGAAGAATATACTCCAGTTACCCTGAAACCCGACAATGCCCCTGAAATCGTTGTCGGTGTAAAAGACCACAGCGCAACCGTTGAATTCGAGATGTGGGAAGTCAACCTCACAAATCTCAACCTGATCCGAGGCGGGATTGATACCCTCAGCAGCGTTGAAGGTTCGCCAACTTCTGTAATCGCAGAAACCCATACACTGACTGATACTAAATTTGTCAGGCTTGCCCACAAGAACGGAGACGGATCCGAGGTAGCTTCTATTGAAGTCACCAACTCATCGGACAATGCTGCAACAAGAAACACTGACTACGTGGTTGCAGTCGATGAAGAGGGCTATACCTGCATTGCCAGGGTTGCAACTTCAACCGTAATTGCAGACGGCGACAGCGTGAAAGTCAACTATACCTATACTCCAAATGCTGCAACAACCCTCTCAACAGGTGGTAAAAATACGGTATCTGCCAGAGTGGTCAGGCTCACGAACACCAATGCAGCTGGCAAGAAGTTCGAGATCACCGTTTACGCCGCGAAAAACCAGGGTGGCATCGAACTTGAACTCCCAGCAGATGACGGAGACGAGCCACTGAAGCCCACGATTACCTTGAAAGGTATATGTGATACTACAAGGGCGGCAGGCGACCAGCTGTTCAAGATTGTGGATGAGCAAGGTGTAAGCGCATAATTTCCCAGGAAATAAAGGTGAAAGAAAATGTCCGAAAATGGTCTGCTAAAAGATTTCGATATTCTTTCTCCTCCAAAAAGAATTGCCCGGATCGGCGGGGAGGAAATAGATGTCACAATCGTTCCTGCGAGAGCTGCCCTGAAGTTCATCAGTTACTTAAAAAAATACAGCGTTCAATCCCTGGAATCTATGGGACAGGACAGCTTTGACCCTGGTATGATTGATGCTATTCTCGAAGTTGTTGAACTTGTATGCAAGCGGTCAAGCACGAAAATTACCCGCGACTGGCTTCTTGATAATGTAGACATCAAAGTCCTTATGGAGTTCGTGCAGTATGTCTTTGCAGGCATGAAAAATGTAAGCTCTGAAGAATCCTCCTCCAGAGAAGAAGGAAAAAACTCGGAATCTGGGACATCATAACCCAGCTTGGACAGATGTACGCCTGGGCGACTCCGGAGAAGCTTCTCGATGAAATGAGTCTGGAACAGTTGATCTTGTTCTATCGGTACGGATGGGAAGCAAGGAAAACTGACGCTCAGGTATATTGGGGTGTTCTCGGTCAAGCTCTCCAGGGCACGGAAGCCGGGGAAAAAGTACAGGGCCTTGAGAAGTTCAAAGAAGCGCATCCGGACGCAAAGATAGAAAACGGTGCTTGGAAAGTGAGCAGGTGATATAGTGGCAGTAGGTGAGCTTGTAGTTAGTATAATAGGAGATATGCGAGAACTTTCCAAGACTTTCGCCCAGGTCCAGACTGAAATAGAGGGTATCGGAAAAAAGTTTCAGAGTGTGGGAAGTGCCCTTAAAGATACTGGAAAAACGATGTCTACCTACGTCACGGCTCCTTTGGTAGGCATAGGCGCAGTTTCACTTCATACTGCAGCTAATTTTGACGACTCAATGCGGAAAGTCCAGGCTGTTTCGGGTGCAACTGGATCGGATTTTGAAAAACTTACAAATCAGGCTAGAGAGCTGGGAGCGACCACGGCATTCTCGGCATCCGATGCAGCGGACGCAATGTATTACCTGGCACTCGCAGGCTGGGACGTCAACGAGATCATGGACGCCACGCCTGGGCTGCTTTCGTTGGCAAGCGCGGCAGGTATGGATCTCGGCAAAGCGGCAGATATCGTAAGTGACACAATGTCAGGTTTCACAATGAGCGCTGACCAAGCTGGGAGAACGGCTGACGTTTTTGCAACCATCACCTCAAGCGCAAACACTGATGTCCACCAGCTAGGCGAGGCTATGAAATATGCTAGCTCGACGGCAAACGCTGCAGGTATGGACATTGAGCAGACTGCAGCAGTGCTGGGAGTTCTTGCAGACTCCGGTATCAAGGGAAGCATGGCAGGAACTACATTCAATGCTATGCTTAGGGATATGAAAAAGAATGCTGTCGACGGCACAATTGCGATCGGGAGACACACGATAGCCCTATACAATCAAGACGGGACTATGCGTGACCTCGGCAGCATCATGGCAGAAGTAGAAAAAGCTACCGAGGGATTGACTGACAAACAAAGAGATGCTGCTCTAAGTGCGATTTTCCAGGAAGAGTCCATAAGGGGAGTTAACATCATGCTTGCCACGGGCTCAGAGCGGTATCAAGAACTTGAAGCGAAGTTAAGAAGCTCGGAAGGCGCAGCAAAGAGCATGGCTGACACTATGGAAGGAGGTGTTGGCGGGGCAATTCGAGAGATGGAGTCCGCTTTTGAAGAACTCATGATAGTTCTGGGGAATATAATAATCGTGGGAGTCACTCCACTTATAAAATATATCACTGATCTGGCAAACTGGTTCTCGAAACTCCCTGCTCCAATTCAACAGACCGTCGTAGCCTTAGGAGCGATACTTGCGATAATCGGACCGCTCCTCGTGATAATCGGCTCGGTTGCCTCTGCGATAGGTTCTCTAGCTGCATTATTAGGCTCAGGTGGTGCTCTCGCTACAGCAATGACGTTTATTTCTGGAACAGTGATCCCCGCGCTTGTGACCGCTTTAGGAGCTATCCTTTCACCTATCGGTCTTATTGCTGTCGCAGTCGCAGCCCTGGCTCTTGCATGGAAAAACAACTGGTTCGGAATAAGAGATACTGCTAACGCTGTTTGGTCATGGCTGAAAACTTCCTTGAGCAATTTAGCAAACGATTTCAAAACGGCTTATACTAATATCATCAATCAGGGAAGCATTCTTAAAACACAGTTTGGCAATGCCTGGAATTCGATTATAACCCTCTATAATTCATTAAAAACTCAACTGATTAATGCAGTAAATACACTTGCGACCAGCTTAGCAGCTTCATATAATAAGATAGTGGCAGGAGCTTCAAGCCTGCTTGCTTCATGGAGAACTCACTGGACTAATTTCCAGGCAACTATCAGCGCAGCTGCAGGGACGATATCAAACTATCTCAGTACACTGTACTCAAACATTCAGTCAAGTTTTGCGAGCATCAAAACTGCAGCCTCTTCCATTCTTTCGGCTTGGAAAAGCCACTGGTCGAGTTTCCAGTCTGCGACCTCGGCAGCTGCTTCAACACTGTCAAGTACCCTTTCTTCCATGCACTCTTACGTTCAGAGCCGGTTCAACCAGATCAAGAGTGCAGCATCCTCTATTCTCTCAGCCTGGAAAACTCACTGGAACAATTTCAAGAGCGCAACAAGTTCAGCCGCGAGTTCAATTAACAGCGCGTTAGGCTCAATGCTGTCTTATGTTCAGAGCAGATTCAACTCCATA